TACGAGCGTATGTATGACGACCTTTACGAGCAATACGAAAAACACCTAGCGCTCTATGACGAAATGGAAGCGCTGTTGCTCACCGACCCTCAGGAAATTAATGCGTCGTGTTGGGTGGGCGCAGCCCCGCCCGACATGATGCATTAATTTCCCTTGGACTTGTGTCAATAACTGTCATTTCAATTTTCAACTAACCAACAACGTAAAAATAAGGGCAAAACACTATGAGAATGGAAGGTTTAATTCTAGATGTTTCGGACATCGTTCAAGAAACCAAAACAGACCGTAACGGCGAACAAAAGCAAAACGGCAAGCTGCGTCTCATCACGACCAACCCAACAGACACCATTGAAGTGCGTGTCTCTCCTGAACTATGGGAAAACGGCAAAGCAGGTGAACTGCTCAAGCGTTGTGTAGGTAATCGCATGATGTTTGATGTGGAACACAAGAAATTCAGCTTTGGTAACGATGAGGGTAAACACGTCTCTATCGACGGTTTCCACCTCTACGCCCTACCTCAACTTAACGAAAAGTAAGGGCTAAATCATGACCGAGACGCAATTTGCAGAGCTAATGGCTCGACTCGATAACTTTCAGTTGATGGTGTTCTTAGGCATTTGCTTCTTGTTAGTTGCGCTCGGTTGGATGGTCGGAGGACAAAGATAAATGCTGTCAACAGAGTTCATGCTCGGCTGTTTTGGAACAGCATTTATCCTTGGCTTCTCGATTGGTTTCCACATTCTGGGATTCAAGAAAGCGGCTGAGGTTTCAACTTCTTCATAAACCATAACATAGGAAATAAGACTATGGAAAAGCAAAACAAAGTACGCACAGCAATGGCTAAGGCTGGCGCAGTAGTAACAGCAAAACGTGCGGCATTTGGTGGTGCACTTCTTATGGCGGCATCTGGTGCACATGCAGCATTGCCGGAACAGGCAGCGCAAGCCTTTACTAGTTTAGGGACTTTCGTTACCGACATGCTCACCTCAACTTGGGGCATCGCTGTTCCACTAACGGTTGGTTTCATCGGCATCAAGCTATTCAAGAAAGGTGCAAACAAAGCAACGTAATTCTAACGACTGCTTTATACACCCATTGGTCAACGCCTCCGAATGGGGGCGTTATTTTTCACGAGGAAGATTCACAAATGAACATTAAACAAAGCATAGCGTCACTGATTATTTTACTGGGTGTTTTGTTTAGTGCTTTTAGTGTAAGTGCCGCTCAACCAACGTATCAGGTTTCAGACGTTTCAGCTTATCCCGATTGTAAGTTGCTGTTGGGTATGAGAGTTAACCCTGCCTCTTATGTCTCTTGTTATGAAAACAAGTTTGTTAACTACAAGGATTTTTCTACTAAGTCCTGCTATTTGAGGCATGGTAAATACGTTGTAGATATCATGTGTCACACAACCAGTGCTTCTTGGCCTCTTTATCGTGCAGCTGGATTCTTTCAAAATTCAGCTCAATGTCCTCCCGACCATGAAAAAGTAGAAGACGGGTACGTCGTGTCGTGTGAACCCATCGTTCCTGCATGTGAGTTTGGCGAAAACCCTGACGGTACATGTATGGATGCCTGTCAGTTCAAACAGTCCATTAATGACACTCAATCACTTCATTGGTCGGCTTACGTTTACGGTGAACAAGTAACAGGGGCGTGTTTTGGCGATTTTGGTGCAACACGTTGTGAGGTCGAGCGTATCCCTAATGACAGTACGCTTTGTACTGATGTCGATTCGGGCGAATTTACCCAAAACACGCGATGTCACGGTAAGTTTCAATTCACAGGTAAGCAGTGTGATGGTGGTACGCTGTTTTGGGGTAAAGATGGCCCTGACACCCCTATTATTCCCGATGATCCAATTCACGACCCTGACGACCCAACGGGCGACATCGAAGACCCTAGCGTACTTCCTGACGACTCGACCAATACGGTTAATCCACCGAATACGGGGGATGTGCCAGATGTCGAAGACCCTGACACAGATGAATCGACCGATAAGGGCGTAGTCAACGCGATTAAAGGGCTCAACTCAGATGTGAACAAGGCGCTTCACGCGCTAAACGCCGACCTCAATCAATCGAGCGCTGATATTCAAAACCAAATCATTGCGCTTAATGCGTCGATGGTGACTAACACCCAAGCGATTCAAAAACAGCAAATCAACGACAACAAGATTTACGAAAACACTAAGGCGTTGATTCAGCAAGCTAACGGTGACATCACAACGGCGATCAATCGAAACACCAACTCTGTTGGTGAGGTAGTTAAGGGGCTCGATGATTTGCAAACCACTAACGCTGATGGATTTGCAGAGCTATCGGACAAACTCGACGACCTCAAGCCTTGTGAGCCTACCGAGGAAAACAACTATTGTGAAAACCCTCATGGTTTAGGTTCGGATTATGTCGGTGATGTGCTGACTCAAGCGGATAAAGCCGTGTCCGGTGCGATGAATTCCTATGAAAAGACCGTGACCGATGCGGCTAACAATTTGATTGAGAAGAATCTGACGGCGGAGTCTGAGGGGCATATTAATGCCATATCGGATTCGTTTTTGAGTGTGTTACCTAAGCCTACGCCCTGCATGAATCTATCCTTGCCTACGCTTGGCGGTGGTCGCGCTTCTATTTCTTGTGAGTTTTCGCAGAAACTCAAAATGATCATCTCAATTCTGATTTACATCTACACGATTAAGACGCTTGTTGAAATCCTGCTGACTGAGGTCACGCCTGTACCAAGTAACAAGCCAGGTTCGGGGAGATATTACTAATGATTCAGCTATTACCAATTGTCAGTACCATTGGGACGGCGCTGCGCCTCCCTGCTCTGGTTGCCTTTATCTCACAGATAGCGACCACGTTATTTGGTTGGTTCTTCATTGCGAAAGCACGAAACGTCACGATTAACTTGGTCATTTTAACGCTGCTAATCGGTTTGACCGTCACCCTCACCTTGGCAATTTACACCCTTGCAACGGGTCTGTCTTATGTTGCGCCTCCAATGTGGTCACAAGCAGCGGGTATGTTCATCCCTAATAACGCCGTGCCTTGTGTGAGTGCGATTTACTCTGCGCGTCTGCTGCGCTGGGTGTGGGAATGGAAGTTCTACGCGATTGTGAGGGCGGCGTAATGGCATCGGTCTACTTTGTCACGGGTAAGCTCGGCTCAGGTAAAACACTAACGGCAGTCGGTAAGATTCGTGAGGCGTTTATGCGTGGTGTGCCTGTGGCGACAAACCTCGATATCAACTTGAAAGAAATGCTTGGACGCAACAAACGCAACACTCGCCTTTACCGTCTGCCGGACAAGCCTCAGGTAGAAGATTTGATGGTGATTGGCTCGGCAAACAAAAGCTATGACACCAAAAAAGACGGCTTGATCGTGCTCGATGAGTGCGGAACGTGGTTTAACTCGCGCACATGGAACGACAAGAATCGACAAAAGTTAATTGATCACCTTTTGCATATTCGAAAGCTTGGATGGGATGTCATTTTCATCGTTCAAGACATTTCGATTGTTGATAAGCAAGCGCGTCTCGCACTGGCTGAACACACCGTGTTTTGTCGTCGTTTAGACCGTCTTCAAGTCCCTATCGTCTCCACTGCGGTATCTGTTCTGACGCTCGGTCAACTCAAGTTGAAAATGCCTAAGTTGCACGTGGGAATCGTGAAGTATGGTGACAACGCGAACTCGCTCACCGTCGAGAAATGGATGCTCTGGGGCACGGACTTGTACAGCTCTTACGACACTAAGCAGATGTTTAGAAACAACTATGAGGACGGCGTTTATTCAGTATTGCCGCCCTACTATACCCACGGACGTTACACTGTCCCGTATACGTTGAGAAATATCATGCGCATTACGAAAATCTATCTCCGTAAATACTCCCGATTCAGTGTATTTGCGGCAGGTGTCGCCGTCTCGTTTGCGGTGTTCACCTTAGTTGGCACGCCGAACATGTCGACGGAACCCGAAACGGCTCAAGCCTCGGTGCCTCGTGAGTCATTGAGTGACTTGCTCGACGGCTATCGAATCGAATCGTCAATGAATCCCCCAAACGTTGCCCCGTCTTTTGTGTTGGTTAAGGACGATGTGCGTCTTTCGTCGTCGCAACTATACGCAAAAGGCTTTACGGCTCAATCTAACGGCTCTTGCTCAATTACGGTTAGCGGTAATGGTCAATCATTCAAAGTCATGTGCTAGGGAATAAGGTGCGCTTTATGTCATGGATAATCGCAAAACTCACAGCTTTTCTTTCAAAAAAACAAAAAGAATCTTATTGCGCCGGAGGCTCGCTGCTTGCGCGCTCATTACTCATCATGCGCTGTGGTAAAGTTGAGAAACAAACAACGGCTTGTTCCAACTTTTCCACATCCAGCATTACCGCCTTTCTGCTCGCGTGCACCCTGATTGGCTCTCCTGCTTTTGCCGCCACCTCTGCGCCCTTTGAAGCAAAAAATACACCGATTGGAGACTTCGCATCGTGGTTCTCGGTTCACACTGGAAACACAGTTGTGCTCGGTCATGGTGTCACTGGTGAGGTCAGCTTTACCGCGCCGGATTTGAAAGATGAGGATTATCCTGCCTTTTTCCTTTCCGTGCTTCGTGCGCACGGTTACGAGCTTACGCATGACCACGGCGTTTTTACCATCATTGCCGACGCAAACAAGGTGGAGACGTTCGAACCCTCTCAAGTAAAGCTGTACTTTTTTGAGAATGTTCGAAATACCAAGGTCGTTGACTTAATTTCCTCGATGCTTGCTGCAACGCAAAACCAGACACTGAATAATAAAGCGATTAAGAATTACAAGGTTGAGGTGCTACCGACCACAAACAGCATTATCGTGACAGGCTCTGAGAATCAATTGAAGCACATTGATGTGCTCATCAAAGGGATTGATAGACCACAAAAGCAAGTCTTTATCGAGGCGGTGATTACCGAAACTGAGCTCGGTGATTCTCAGGAAGTCGGCGTAAATATGGACTTAGCTCTGAGTGAGGCTGGCTTTGTTTCTCAGCCTACTGCAATTAAGAAAGCCGTTGATAACCTACTGTTCTATGAGGGCGGTGATTTCAATGCGCTTATTAAAGCCGTGTCTAAGAATCAGAATACTAAGCTCTTATCACGGCCAAACATGTTCATTATGGACAGAGAGCGCGGTTACATCACGGTTGGTCAGAACGTGCCGTTCCTAACTTCGTCTGAGGTAACAGACGGCGGTAATCGAGTCCAGCAAATAGAACGTAAAGATGTGGGCGTGTCACTTGAGGTTGTACCGCATGTAATTGGTGATCATGTTGTGTTGCAGATTATGCAAAAGTCCGACTCGGTAACGGATTCCTCTATCGCATCCGATATCATTACCAATACGCGAACACTGCAAACAGTGGTCAAGGTCAAAGACCGTCAAACGATCTCTTTAGGTGGGTTGATTTCCCAAGAGCAGCGCGACTCGGTAAGCGGTGTACCTGTCTTGATGGATGTGCCGTTACTTGGTGCTCTATTCCGGTCAGAAAAGACCAATACGGTAGATAAAGAACTTAAAGTAACGATAAGAACCACGATACTTTAGTTAAAAGTAAGCCGAACAAATACTGTTCGGCTTTGTTTTAGCTGTATTGCAATACACTTTTAAATTCTCGGCATTTTATCAAAGTATCTCGTTCTATTACTGTAGCTACGTGGTTTTTGTCGTAGCTACTTTTAGCCTCGAAACGAAGAAGTGGATGGTGCCCTTTGAGTGCGTTGTTTACGTATATATCTCGCTCTTGTCTTTTCTTTTGCCTATGAGATGAGTCATCTAACTCTATGACAGCCAATACTTTGGTATCTCTGTCTGTGATTACGTAATCCATCCTCTTAGCCCAAGTTCGAGAGTTATCTTTAAAATTGGTCGGTTGTACTAACGCCATCAATGAAACCTGACTATGAATTACGTATTCATCAGGCAATAGTTCTTGCAGTACTTTGTAAAACTTGCGCTCAGTCTTAGTCGCTAAGTAGGTATTTTTCCTGTGAGGAACAGAGCTGGGTTTATTGCTTTCGATAACTTTGGTTTGCGGTATGGGCACTTCAACTAGCTTTGGATGCCTATCTATCACTTTCGTATCAAAAGCATGAACATTGTTAGACCTTTTGGCTGCTGCGCCTTGATCCCATTCGTTAAGCCTACGCTTGTGTTTCTTACCTTTCTTTGTAAACAAAAACACAAGACAAACTAAAGATAAAAGTATAATTAACTCAGCCACTTCCGACGCCTCTTAGACAATAAGAGCAAATAGTAGCATATCAATCATTTGAGTTATCAGCTTTTTCTTCAGCCCCCCTAATCTGTATTACGGGGGTAAATTCCACCAATATCCAGCGTTAGTTGCAAATTTAGACTAGACCCTTGTAGAGAAGTGTAAATCGTATCTTAAAGTTCGTAGCTAACTTCGACTTAAACTTCGTCGTGCTCTATAATCGTGTTATATTCCATACGTTAAGTGAACGGAGCCCTCGTATGTACGAATGTAAAGATATGCCGAAAGCAAAAGGCGATTGCCCATCAAATTTAGATATTTCTAAAAGGAAGGCACAAAAGAAAAAACTTTATAATTCCATGAAATATCAAGCTTTTATTAATAGTTCAAGCCTTGAAGGTATCAAGTATCGTTCACAATCGGTAAAAAAAGTTAACGATCTTTATGCCAAGTACTCTAAGGTGAGATAAGTTTTTGGACAAGTATGGCTGCGATCAAGATCCTCTTTGTTATCCAGATACAGATATACTGATTAACAAACTCGGCATTAAAGATAATGCCGAGTTACAAGAGGCAGAACAAGAGTTTGCACGAACAGCATTATGCGAAATCGAATTTGAAGACCCTCCCTACGACTTAGCGTATCTACAGTCATTGCATAAAACACTTTTTGGTCGTGTGTATGACTGGGCAGGAGAAATCCGCGATTCTAAGATATCAAAAGGAGAGACAGTATTCTGCGTTCCAAATCGAATAGTACCTGAGGCTAATAAGTACTTTAATCGCCTAGCTGATAAAAACTTTTTCCAAGGCATGGACGAAGATGAGTTTGTAATCGCAATGGCGGATTTATATGCCGATATTAATTCAGTTCACCCATTCAGGGAAGGAAATGGTCGTGCACAGCGAATACTCTTTGAACATCTAGCTTTGTATAATGATTATCAAATCACATGGAAATTTCTATCCACAGAAGAGTGGATACAAGCGAATATTGATGGTTTTAAAGGTGATTCAAGAGCTCTTGTAGATATATTCAAGTTGCAAATTACCAAGATAGGCGACGTATAACTATATCGCTGTCGTTAGACTTCCTTATGTTGTTTCTGCATCGAATGTGTGACTTAAAGCATAGTTTTAAATATATTGCGTTGGGTGTGCTTGATATTGGATGAAGTAGTTCCAACATAAAAAACTAGGCACATAACAAAAGGTTGCATTTATGTCTGGTAATACTCTAATTAAAGATATTCTTGGTACAGGCCCACATTTAGATCGAGGTAAATGGTCAAATGTGTATCAAACACTAGATGATACAAGCAAGCATCAAGCTGCAGTAACTGTCGCTCTAGAGCTAATTAAAGCAGATGTTAGCGCAAGCACACAAAGAACAGGTTCAAAGTTGGATGCGCATTTGAATAATCTCGGCGACTATGTCCAAAAAATCAAAGCCGAGTTAGACAAATAACATGTAAGGCTCCTTGCGGAGCCTTTTTTACATCATTTTCTTTAATGCTCTAGCGTATTTTAATACTTGCCCTGCTGCTTCCAAATCAGTCAACGCTCCTATCTCCAACAAAGCAATTCCGGTCAAAACCTGTTGAGCGGTAACAAGTTGCCCTGTCGGAAGCTCCAATCTATCGTAATGCATTTTGAAATGCTCCCATTGTTCAGACGGGCTTAGCTCCCTTCCCTTTGTCATTATCATCAGCCGTTTACACTCAGGAGGAATGGTTTTCCCCTTATCCCATTCTTTGACCGTTCTCACAGTTTTCAAACAAAGTTCAGCAGCTTGTTCGACGGATAAACCACATTCAAATTCACGAAAAATATAGTTTTTAGTCATTTCGTGATACTTCATTGAATAGTCCCTCAAAAGAGAGACATTTTATAGAACTAGCATATGCAATCGCATTCAACATAAGCAGATATAAT